TACTGAGGTATCAGTTACAACTGATACAAGACATAGAAGTTTATAAACTAATTCTGGATGTTTGTTAAGTTCCCAAAAGTTAACATTAACAAGTTCATTTAACATCTGAATGTTATCTTGTGCAACTTCAGTACTTACCAGTGTAATAAACTCAGGCTTCGAATTAGGAACGAACTCTTTAATAAGTTCAACAAGTTCTAATCCGGCTGATTTTGAAGTAACTGCGAATTTAATACGCCAGTCATATTGTGTATGAGCATACTTAGATACTGAAGTACATTTCTGTTCAGATGAATTAAACTCATTTACTAATTCATTTAAAGCAGTCTTTCCGGTAGTTTTCCATGATCCGAATACTGCTTCAAGAGTTTTGGCATTAAATGTTACCTGTACTGAATCGTCAAGACTACCCATCCAGCGTTGAACTGTATACGGTGTGAATGTCTTTTTAACATCATCGGGTAAAGTACTTAGATAATCGAAATTAGCCAAATCAATATTTTGTAGTACATCTTGTATGTTAAGTGAAGGTTTACCAGAAGAACCAGTTACAATTTCATCATCTTCATCATAACTCTTTACGCCATCGAAATCAAACATTAATCAATTCCTAAATATAGATCCTGAATTTTTTCATTCTCATCTGCAAAGAATGCACATGGAGGATTGAAACCAGTTTTCATAGGTACTGCAAGTAAGTTCTTTTTATTAAGATATGGAATCTGATACTTAATAGCAACGGTGAATACATGCAGTACTTTTACTGGCTCAAATTTAGCGTACAGTGAACGTACTGGATTATAAATGTATGCACATGGTTCTTTCATGTTTAAAAGATTTTCAATGGTACACATTTCCACCATACCAGTATCTTCATCACCTAACAGAATTTGCCAGTTTAAAGGTACTTGAATTTTGTTATCGCCAATTTGTAATTCAGCACTCATACTATTAAAAGAAACAGTATTCCAGATATGTTTGAAATAAAAATCAGTATTTTCTAAATCTGATAAATCCAGAACGCAAAACAATGCATCTGGCTCAGTATCAGTTACTTGATCCATTTCATAAGCATAATTTTCAGGTGTTAAAATATTCATTACTTCTCCATGTAAAATAAAAATCCCCACAACATGTGCGGGGATTCAATTAATTCCATTCGTCTTCTTCATCTTGTTCTTCATAATCATCTTCATCTGATGACCCAAAGAACTCCAGCCCGTATGTTTCACATAGTTCTTCAATCTTATCAAGAGAAGAATCAACGTATACATCGAACAGACCTGAAGTGCTAAGTACTTCAACAAACGTTTTGCCATCTGTACTGGCAAGTATAACATCTTGTGCTTTACCATCGAAACGCTGTAGTACTTCATAAATGTTGATCCACATGTCTTCGTTGGTTTCACAACGATAAACACGGGTATCATCTTTTTCTAATTCGTTGATTGAGTCCAGTGATTCTACCATATCATCGAGGATACTATCATCCATTAACATAGAATCAATAGTTTCTAAATTCTCAAACTCATCAGAGATAATTGCTAAACTTGAACGCAAAATCATTTTAATTGTGATCCCTATTATAGTATAGCACATCTTTTCTTTTGTTTTCAGAAATATTTAAGATGTGCTTTATAGATTAGATATTTTCCCAATCATCCACTTTAATAATGTTATATGGATACTGGACTTCTTTGTAGTACTTTATTCGCTCATTGGAATGTCGAGCGGAATATTTATTAGAACCACAAATATCATAAATTTCTACGTGGTCTTTATCTTGTGCTTTACGCAAACCACGACCGATACTCTGTATTGTACGCACGAAACTTTTTCCTGGCTCAATAAGAACAACATTATATAATCGACTAATGCTGATACCAGTACTTGCAACACCAAAGGTAGCCACAAGGATCTTGTTATCAGCCCATCGGATTTCACCGTACTGTGCTTCACGTTCTTTCTTATTGGTTTCGCCACGGACAAATTCAGATTTTGGTATATTAAGGAATTCACAAAGTAACTCACCTGCTTCAAGTCTGTCAACCAGTACTAAAGTATTTCCGGTGCTACTAATAGCCTCAACAAGCGAAGCGATATATTTCAATCTTGCACGGTCAGTAACAAGATATTTCAATTCTTCATGATACGTACCGAACTTCAGTGACGATTTCAAACGGATAGTATTGATATTACAGGTACTAAGTATTTTCTTGTCCTGTAAATCTTTTGCGGAAATGGTATAGATTACATTACCAACGTTACACTTGATTTTATTTGCAAGTACTTCATCTTTTGGAATAGTACCAGTAAGACCCCAACGGATAGGGATATTACGCATCACATCACCCAGCACAGCCTGTAGTGCATCAGCACTTGATGTATGACACTCATCCACGATAACACACACCACACCTTCAATGAAATCGTGTACGTCCTGCTGACCTAATACGATTTCATCTTTCTTTGTTTTCTTCCACAGAGAGTTCAGTGACTGCCAAGTAGTAATTGTATGTTGATGGTTAAATTCTTTTTTACCACCATAGAATACACCAGCATCTAAACCTAACATTTCATAATCATTATAGGTTTGCTGCACAAGGTCAGTATTAGGTACAATTACAATACTTCTTCCGTACTTTTCTACTTTCTTAGAAAGTGCAGCAGTAATAATCGTTTTACCTGAACTTGTACTTGCAAGTAATAGCCCATGACGATTATCAAGACAAGCGTTTACTGCTTCTACCTGGTGATCATGTAGTACTATACTTTTTCCTTCCATATGATGGCCAGCTTTGAACTGAACATCACTGAAAAAATCTTTATCTACTTTTTCGAATTCAAAATTATGTGGATAACGTTCATCAATAATCTCAAGTTCTATATTACAGTCTTCGATAATAGGAAGAAGATTTTCAAGCATGTGGAAATATGTCTTCCCACCTACTGACATAAAGTTAACTTTACCATCCCAACGTCCCAAACGTCCCATTGGGGTATATTTCGCATGTGGTAAAACATATGATACTGCTTTAACCATTTTCTGGCGAACCGCTGGTTCAAGATCTTCAAATTTACAATTTACTTCATCCTGAAGTATAAGTTTCGCCATTCCTTGGCTCCTTAATTTTATTTGCTCAGATAATACGCTACAGTTTCAGCAAAATCCGCATCAAAACTTGGTAGTTGATCATTTAATAAATCGCTGGTAGTTACCATCCATTCTAAGTACCGACGATCTTTAGTTGCTACTACTTCAAACTTCTCACCCTTGTACTTACCATACGGATAGTACTCAAGAATATTTGGAGTATTACTGAATTTATATAGCTGTTGTCCAACATCACCATTAGGGTCAACAATTCCACGATTAATACATTCATGCACAAGAAAATCGAGAAGTTTATAACACATATAAACATCATCTTGTGCATCGTGTGGTTGTACCTTATGGTCAGACAGCTTATTCAGACCTAATTTAAACCACAAATAACCCAGCTTCATGTTACTGAAATTCGCCAGATCCTGACCATACAATTTCTTGGCAAGTTTAAGTGTACAAATCCATTTAGTAACGTTTAGTACATTAGCTGGAATAGTACCATGATGACGGCTGAAGTTATTTACTAACATCTGACGGTCAAATTCTGCATTATGTGCAATGATGTATTCAAAATTATCAAGCAATGTACCCACGGCTCGGGCATCATCTTTAAATGCACTTTCATTTTGTACATCTTCATCACTGATGAAATGGACAGCAGAACTTTCAGCAGGGATTGGCATAGTTGGTTTATACATTGCTGTATAATATGTGTGTGAACCTTGAAAGTTCATCATGATACTTAATTGGATAATATCATCAATACTTTCGGTGCCAGTGGTTTCCGTATCCAATGTACCAAGAGTAGTTAAAAACTTTTCAACATTATTCATAATCCGTTTTATCTCTGTATGTAAAGTATGCGTTAATCACATTGCTATTTCCCGTGAACCACATCTTAAATAATTCCTTGAAATTATAATATTGCATAGGATAGACATTCATTGAAAAAGTAAGTTCTTCACTATCATATTCATGATATGTTCCTGAAGTCATAACAAACTTATTGTACTGAAATTCATTTATGCTAATATAAAATTTCTTTTCTTGTATATTGATTACTGCATCATTAACTATTTTGAAATCAATTTCCAAATCAGTTAGTGCTTCCTGTATTAACTTAATGTAAGTACTCATATGTTGATTCCACAAAAAAAAGGACGCAATATGCGTCCCTTTATTAAAACTTAGCGTCTTCAATTCCGGCAGTACGGAGTTTGACAATATGACCTATAGCAAATCCTAATTTCTCTAATGAACTAACTACACCTAAAAACATATTACGAATATGTTTAACTTCATTAATTAGTTCACATTGTGCAACAACATCTGCATCACCTTGTACGTACTTCATACAATCAGAACTGCTCAAGGTTCTTTTGTAACCTTCAAGGTACATTTTAAATTTTTCTGAATGAATTTGTTTCAGTTCAATTTCTAATGTTTCAAGAACAGTTTCAATTTGCTGTAACTGACCAAATCTCATATCATGATAATATGGAATATTTTTGGCTACAGTTTCAATAACACCTTGTGCTTTAACTTCAGTTTTCGCAACTTCAAGTTCATCTTCAAAGTACTGGAGAAAATCAAATAATTTAGATTTATCATTCTTAATGACACGGTGCCATTTAATATAGGCTCCTGAATTTGACATATTTTCACCTCTGCATAATAATTATAGCACTCATATAGAGTGCTATTTCAGTATTAATCATTTAATTCGTCTGGAACATCTTCAAGTACGGTATCAATTGAAGAATCGTAATCTTCAGTACCTTTTTCTTCTTCAGCTACAGGTAGAATTAGAGGATGACGTTCAAATTGTGCCATTACTAAATCAAGGCAATTTTCATCATTACGAATCCATGCCTTACGGAATTTCTTAATTTGTTCACCGGTATCAATATCAACATAGACTAAACTGTTTCCTGACTGTGTGATTAGTTTGTACTTCTCAAACATATCAAGTAAGCCACTACGTGGATTCATACCTGTACTATATGGAATCTTAATTTCAACATCTTCGAATGGTTTATTATAACGGGTCTTCATGACTTTACATTTAGCACGAATACCAGCTACATCTGAGGTTTTGTTACCATCTTCATCTTCTTTAAGTTTTAGTTTACCCATTGCTACAAGAATTGAAGAAGCATATACGAAACCAGAACCACCGGAAACCTTTGGATCTGGATCAAACATATCTTGTGATGCGTATGTGTGGTTAGTACATACCATACCGATATTAAGATCACCAAAGCTGTTTACACAGTTCGTAACAAGTGCTTTAAGCTGTTTAGCTTTACGGCCCATGTCACCTTTCATATCACCTTTTTCGAACTGATCAATTTCAGTAGGTGTTAGTAACATACCTAATGAGTCAACAATGAAAAGTACTTTAG